CTTATAGTCTCTACCTATACTTATTTTACGAACTAGACTCATCTTCTTCTTTGATTGGCTCGTACGATCCGTCTTCAATATTAATTTGTATTTTACCGTACTTCTCTTCTAGCTTAGCCTGCAACTTATTCAAATCTTGTTGAACTTCTGCTGCAGCGTGGTTAAGCTGGTGTTTCTTTAATTCTAAGTTACCTATTTGTGAAGCAGCATTGTTAAGCTTGCCTACAAATCCCTGTAATTCTTCTAATTGTTCAGGTGTAATTTTGTTTACTTGGTTTTCCATAATCTTTAATTTTTTAAAATTTAATTTAATTGTTTGGGTTATAATTTATTATCACTTGTTTTACTTAATTTCTAATTATGCCGGTTGTTCTTCTGGAAATGGATTGTGAAAAGTATTATCAACAGGAGTTTTTTGCAACTCTATGTTTTCGTCCAATCCAGCCTTTAAAGCCTCTACATCTAAAGATGACTCTAGCCACGCTATAACATTTTCTTTTGTTACGCTATTGTAAGCCGTAAAAGAATCCGCGTTGTATACTAAGCTTTGCGTACCTATACTGCTAGCATTGTACACGGGGTCTGTCCCCTCTGTAGCGTTTAACACCCAGTGGATTGTAGTGATAACGTTATCGTTATCATCGTGTGAAATCTTAACGTCTAAAGCATTAATATCCCATGTGTAAGTTTTTGCCATTGTTTGTTTGTTTTTTTTATTTATTTATTTTTAATTATATGTTACTATGTCTCCACCCGCGGCTTGTGCATCATTTATTCCATGCAGTAAAATGCCCGCCCCTGGGCTGCCTGAACCACCATGCAGCGTGTCTATTAAAGACTCTGTTGATGTTCCGTCTGTATATATTCTAGTAGAGCCTGCTCCATACTGTATTGATATAGTTGGTGTAGTTCTTAAATACGTTCCATAATTTGTCCATTTCCAAACAGCTTTATATACAGGTTGACCACCATTACAATTAGTACATAATTGAGTTACAGTTACGGTTAATGGGCTACTAGTCATTTGTCCGCCAAAAGGGCCATGCATTGGTTCTATAGTAGTACCACTAACAGTATGCTGGCACCAATATTTTACGTAACTTGATCTGTAATAGGTTACCACAAACTCTAGAAAAAAAGTAGGTTGCGCTCCCCAGTGCCCTGATGAATACGTTGTCACAACAGGAATATTAGTTGCATTAGTGGTAGAGGAGGATACAACAGATCCAAGTCTATATATACCACCAGTGCCCATTACATTTCCAGATTTACCTAAATAAACAGCAGGTGGTTGATTTGAATCAGAGTAAAGGCCATTCTCATGCTTATCAGTTTGTGTAACTCCTCCTACATTTTTAACCTTTAAAACTGGGTTATCCAACCCTGCCCCATTTTTTACACCCCAATAAGGTACAGATTGATTAACACCCATACTAAAATTATTAGTGTTACCATTTGTTCTATATTCTGTCCAGCACCAACTACTAGAGCCGCTGGCCCTTAGAGCTAAAGATGGGTTTGATCCGTAAGCACTTATTCCTTGATATGTGTTAAATGCAGTACTATCACCTACAGCTAAAGTTGCACCCATAACTTGTGCTACTCCATAAATTCTAGTATTATTGTAGCTTTCTCCAACTTGCAATAATGCACCGTCAATGCTACCTTCTAAAGCTCTTCTATCGGTTCCATTGTTAGTACCAAAATATAAGCGACTATTACTATTTCTTAATGCAAGACTACCAACAACTTCCAATTTATGATCTGGGTCTGCCGTTCCGATCCCGACGTTGCCATTAGGTATAAAAGTATCACCAGCATGATTCCAAACCTGCAAATATCTAGCATCTGTGTAATTATATAATACAACTCTGTCTGCTTCATTATTAAACCCACACAAGTCATTTGCTGTATTTTGATAACCTTGCAAGAATAATTTTCCAGTTGCTATATCTCCTCCATCAGCATTTATTGCAGATCCAGTATAATTTTTAGCACCAGGGTTAGTTGCGTGTTGATTTGCTTGTATTTGCAGCTTTGATGAAGGCGAAGTCACCCCGATCCCGACGTCTTTATAAAAAACAGTTTTAGTAGGATAAAACCTAGTATTTTCATTTGCTCCATCTGACCATATAGAAACATATTTTCCTGTGCCCCCGTGTCTAGAACCAAATATTTGTAATTTATCATTATCATTAGCCATAGACGCTTCACGACCGCTCGTTGTTGATAATAGTTTAATCCAAAATTGACCATCCGCAAGCCAACGCATTCTTTCTGAGCCAGCTGTTTGTAATTGTATGCTACTATTATTATTAAGATAAATATTCGTATCAAAACCATCATCTCCAATAGCTAAACCTCCAGTTCCGCCCCTAATGTACATATAATTATTTGTGTAGTGAGCAATAGTACCAACATCTCCAGTGCTTGTGGCAGTGTTGGCGAACTTCATTACACCTGTGTTTTCTATACGGATTCTTTCTAATGGAGCAGTATTTGTAGTTACACTTCTTGTTCCAAAAACTAAATCTCCTTTTGTACTTCCACTACCACTTGTTGTAGTATATCCAATATATGCAGGAATATTAGTTTGTGCATTATATCCAAAACCAATTAAGTTATTTTGACCATTATTACCTTCATAACCTATTTGTAAAGTCATATCAGCTTTAGCAACTCCTGTTATACCAGTTCTTTTTATTGTAGTTAATCCAGAACTGTCTATGCGGATTCTTTCTGAACCACCTGTTGAAAAAGCGATAGTGTCATAAACTCCAGCAGGTTGAAACATTCCTGTATTTGTATCGTTATTAAAAGTATAACCAGGATTTCCTGCAGTTCTACCACTATTAACAAGTTGAATATATGGTGTATGACTATTGCCAGTAAATTGTATATCCCCCGCACTTGTAATACGCATTTTTTCTGAAAAAGTATTACTGTTAACACTACCAAAAAGTAAATGACCAGTCCCATCAATTCCATTATTTGAACCTTGTATTGCGCACCCTGCCCTACTTGACCCCGTGCCACTATTAGTGGAAAATAATATTCCTGACCTTGAATCAGCTACAGTTGTTGTATTTTGTAATTCAAGCATAAAATTATCTACACTTGCATTTGCAGCATTTACAATATGTAATTTTTCTTCAGGCGAAGCCGTTCCAATTCCTATTTTGCCGTTTCCTTTTACAATTAAATCAGTATTTCCAGAAGCATCTCTAACTTCAAACGTTCGACCATTTGAACTATTTCCACCACCTATAACTAACAAACCATAAGATGTAGCAGTTGAACCACTATTGTTTTCTATTGTGACTAATGCAGTGCCTGATGCCGCTGTGCCAATAAGCGATGCTCCAACTCCTGTTATATTTCCCGTAAAAGTTCCACCGGCTATAGGCATTTTAGTTGCAATACTATTTGTAACTGTTGTAGCAAAATTTGGGTCATCGCCCAATGCTGCAGCTAATTCGTTTAATGTATTTAAAGTACTAGGCGCTGAATCAACTAATAACGCCGCTCTAGCATCTGCTCTAGCATCTGTATAATACAAGTTAGCACCCTCAGTAATATGAGCTGTTGTAATACCACTTATTTTATCGCTAGTAACTGCGTTATCCGCTATGTTGCCTGTAGCTATCGTTGAGCTCGCTATTAAATCACCTGTTACTTTAGTATTTGCCATATTATTCTTTTATAAAAGTTCCGTTAGTATATACATAGAATACATCTTCGTGTAGCACTCTATCTCCTTCTTGAACTGCGGGAAAAGGTATTTCGTTAATATCCATAATTTTTATTTTTAATATACTCCTGTTGTGCTATTGCTCTGTGATGAAGCTGTAACTTGAACATTTCTCCAAGGGTAAGCGGTAAAGCTTTGATGAAAATCAATATTTGGCGTAGAGTAATAATTATGCGCTAATACAATAACACAAAAACCATCACTTGATGTATAAGGACTTTGTACAAAATTAGTCCAGTTACCGGAATTTTGAACGGTAAGACCCGCGAAACCACCACTCCAATTATGAAACTGTACAGTGCCATCACCTCTTAATGAACCATATTTATAACTTTTTATATAAAAACCTCCCATTATATAATGAGTATTTCCTGAATAACCTGATGAATTAGTGTGTGATCCACCCATCCAAAGATTTGTTTTATAATGTACATAAGAATAGCTGTTATTAGCGTAGTATTGACCCGTATGCCAAGCGTATTGTATTCTACCTATTCTCGCTCCACAATCTTTATTAAATGCTCCAGTGCCATGGTGCAATTGAACATCCAGCTGAGCTACAGGTGAATTCTCCCCGATCCCAACGAGGCCAGCGTTTGTAATCCTCATTCTTTCAGTACCACTACCAAAAAATCTATGGTAACCACTTGTATTATAACCCATATAACCCCAGTTTCCACCACCAAATATTTCATATTGATTATCAGCAGTTCCAAAGAATAGTTGCCCTTGGTTAGTTGATTTTGCTAAATATACATTTGCATTTCCTATATTTAACCCACTTGTTGTAGTTTCAATATATGAATGTAATGCCCCATTTTTTTCAAAACGAATTTGTTGTGCTCCGGCAGTATCATCTCTTGATAGATTTAAATAACCAGGACCAATCTCCGCCGCATTTACATCTCCATTAGAACCTCCAATGCCAGCGGTTGTGTTTATACCAGTTGTAAAAGCTGAAGCTCTAATAGTGCCAACAGCTGAAATAGAACCAGAAACACCGCTGCCACTATCGTGGCTCCTCCCAACACACATGGTATAGCCTGCGTTAGCAGTAGCTGAAATTGAATTAGGGTTATTAATACCTACTGCATCTCTAAAAGTATATGTAAAGTTTGTACTAACACTTTGGTCACTAGAAACGTAAAATCCTCCTCCAACTAACGCGGTTCCTCCATTTACTTCTAATTTATAACTAGGCGAACTCGTTCCGATTCCGACGTTTCCTGTAGATGTTATAAATAAACTAGCTTGAGAGGCAGTATAATTTGCTCCAAATCCTAATCTAATATTTGAATTACCTATAACTGCATGTCCAGCTGAACCTCTGCCATTATAAATTACAGTTTCGTAATCATTAATTGTTTTTATTCCATTACTTAAATTTGCACCAGTTGTATCAAACCCTATGGCATTACCCACACCAGCTACTCTAATATTACCATTAACCTGAAGTGTTTCACTAGGAGCAGTTGTTCCGATTCCTAATTTATTATTAATAATTACATCGCCAGTATTATATTGAATATGCATTTTACTATCTCCAACTCCAGCACTGTTTTGGTCATTTACTGTATCCACCAAAAAGTGCAAGTCCTGTCTTGCTGAATTATCACCCTTAGTCTGTGCTACGATACCAACTTTTCTATAAGAAGTATTTGCTTCAGAATAACCTAAACTTATACCTCCAAAGACCCCAGAACTGTTATTTGTTCCTTGACCAAAATGTGCATTTAATGCTGATGCCGCGCCTTTAACTTCAAGTGTTGTTTGAGGCGTAGCAGTTCCGATTCCTAGATTTCCATTATTTTTTAAAGTTAATGCTTCAAGTGTTGAACCTCCTTGTGGTGTCATATCAAAGGTTACATAATTTGAAGAATATCTATTTGTAATAGCAAATCTTGTATGAGAAGTACTATTAAGAACTAAACCAGGATATGAACCATTTGCTGTTATTGCATCAGTAAAAGTTCCAGTCCCTGCAAAAGTATTATTTCCTGTTCCTGAAGCTTGTATAACACCTCCAACAGAAACAATTCCTGTATTAGGATTTAACGCAAGATTAACTCCACTTGGTGTTAATATTTGACCTCCATTAACAGTTACATTTCCTGCAAAAGTTGCTGCCCTAGTGCTTGCTACTAAAGTTAATAAGTCCTGATTTGAACTATTTAAAAATCTTATATCATTACTAGCATTACTTTGAATTCTTGATATACCCGATATACCACCTAGAGCTATGTCACCCTCAGATGTAGCTCTTACGTATGGCGCTTTTGCAAATCCCGTAAACGTTGGTGAAGCTATTGGAGCTTTTAAAGCAATACTATTTGTAACTGTTGTGCTAAAGTTTGCATCATCCCCAAGAGCTGCAGCTAACTCATTAAGGGTGTTAAGCGCTGAAGGTGACGAATCAACTAAATTAGTTATCTGTGTACCCACATAGCTTTCTGTAGCAAAACTATTCGTAGATAAGTAAGAACCTACTCTAGCAT